AAGATGTAAAAAGTTACTCGCCAAAATTAAAAGCGTTGACAACCATATGATGATTGAGATAAAGTGTACAAGAGCGCATTGTGGGCTAGTTAATACTTTCGAAGTTAGTAAAAATGCGTATTACCAAAAAGAACATGTTGGAATTACATTTATGAATAATAGTTTGTGATTCGACAATAAAAAGAACCTCATCGAAGGTCATTGTATTTTTAATGAAATTCTGTGGGGAGGTATTGTGTAATGGGCGATAGTAACAGAACAGCATTGTATTACGGTGAAGAGGTGACTTGGGGTACACTAGCTACCTGTACTTTTCAAGAACTGCGGTTCACTGGGGAGTCTTTCGCATATAATATCACAAATGTGACTAGTGGTGAGATTAGAAGCGATCGTCAAATAACTGATTTGATTCAGACTGGCGCTGACAACTCTGGTGGATTCAATTTTGAATTAAGTTATGATTCGTTTAATGAGTTGCTGGAGGGTGCTTTATGGTCCGACTGGTCAACTGATCTTGCCATTTCTGCCAAAGGTATTGGAATTGATTCTGGTACTAGTATTCTTACTGCGGGTACTGGATCAACTGATGATTCCGCTAATTTCTCGCTTGCAACAGTCGGTCAGTGGATTGAATTGCGTGGAAGTACCAATACTACAAACAACGGTTATTACCAAATCACTGCGAAGGCAAGTTATACAAGCATAACTGTGACACCAGCACCGGATGGGACAGTTGCGTCCGCCACAGATACTATTACGATCAAGGGTTCTTACTTGCGTAATGGTACTACAGAGCATAGTTACAGCGTAATCAGGTATCACGGTGGAATGACTGCAGGACAATACTTTACGTTTCTTGGTCAAGTTATGAACTCATTTAACCTTACGGCACAAGCAAGTAGTATTCTAACAGGCAGCTTTGATTGTATTGGTAAAAATGCAACATTGGCGCAATCCTCAGCAGCTGCAGCTGCAGCATCTGCAGCTGGCACAAATGATGTTCTGAATGCAGTTAGTAACGTTGCTGAAATTCGTGAGGGTGGAAGTGATGTTGCGAGCTGTCTCGTGCAGGGGCTCGATTTTACAGTTGCCAATAATGTCCGTGGGCTGCAGTCCATTGGCGAGCTAGGTAATTGCGATGTTGGCGTAGGTAAGTGCGATGTGACAGGTACATTGACTGCTTATTTTAAAGACGATAGCTTGTATGATAAGTACCTCGCTGGTACAGCAAGCTCTCTTTCCTATAAAGTAGAGGATTCTTCAGGTAATGCCTATATCATTGATATGCCACAGATCGAATTTGAGTCAGATGGTGTCAATGCTGGTGGGCTGGATCAAGATGTGATGGAAACCCTTGGATTCCGTGCGATTAGATATGCGACTTACGATTACACAATTCAGATCAGTAAATTCGCTTCGTAAAAGGTCTTTGCTGAATGGGGTTGTGTGAATGTTTCATCTCTCAGTTAATGTGCCCCGTATTAATATGAGCCTTTACGTTGCATTTGTGCAGCCCCATTTTAATAAGATTTATGTGAGGTAATATTATGGAAAAAGTAATCATCGAACAATTTAACCCTGTCAATGGTTATTGGAATAAGATTCGTGAGATAGATAAGGAGCTGTTTTATCCAGGCATGATTGGCGAGGTTGATAAATATGGAGGTCCATCAAGAGTACGTATTGTTGGAGAACCAGATCCTGTTGAACCGAAGGTTGTTGAAAAGCCAGAGAAGAAATATTTTTCTAAGAAGAGTAGGATTTTGGCAAAGAAGAGCGTTTTACAAACATTTGACGATGATGATGGTGCTGTTGACTAATTAAAACTCAAAACGGGGAAGAGTAAAATGGCTGATTTAAAGAAGTTGTTTGGAACGGATGAGGCTAAGGAAAAAGATGGCGTGGTCCATGATCTTGGCGATGGTCTAAAAATGCGGATTGCCCGTATTGGAAACCCGAATTATCAGAAGCGATTTCAGGCGATTAGTAAACCACATAAGCGTGCACTACGACGTGGTTCGTTGTCTGATGAGGTTGCGGAAAAGCTTCTGATTCAGTGCCTTGCTGAGACAATCGTTTTAGGTTGGGAAGGGGTTGAAGAGAAAGGAGAGGAAATTCCTTATTCTAAGGAAAACGCAATTCGTATTCTGACAGCATACCCAGAGCTTCGTAGATATATTGAAGATATCGCGAATGAAATGGAAGGGTACAAAGCCGATGAGGATGAGGAGGCTATCGATAACATAAAAAAGTGATAGTATGGAGTTTGAAAGCGTCTGAGAAAATGCCTGGTGGGAGTCAGACCAAGTTAGAATGGGTCCAGAAACTTGAAGAGGATGGTCATAATGTAGCAGGAATGTTGCCAGAAGAACCGGAACTTTTTCAAGATCTGCACATATATTGGAACGCTTTTCATATTTTGACTTCATCTCGTAACTCAGGAATGAGCATTGGGGCTATACCGCTCCAAGCCTACGAAAGTTACTTTAAAATATTTGGCATCGATTCTCTCGAAGAGCAGCTTGAGTATCTTAAATTTGTAGGCGCTTTGGATGATGAATATCTGAGGTACAACGGTGAAGAAAATGCGAAAAAGCAGGGAACAACGAGTAAAAAACAACAAAAAAAGGGTCGTAAGGCATTGTAAAGGCTTTACGGCCTTTTTTGGTTTTCAATCATGGAATTAGCAAATGTAGTCATAAAATTTGGTGCTGAAGGTGAGAAAGATCTTGTCTCTGCTATTAAATTGATAGGGACTAATACCAAAAATACATCTGATGCATTAACTACGATGAATACGATTTTGAAGGCCATGAGTTCAAAGGGCATTGAGGGCGTAAAAAAACAATTAAAGGAAACAGGCAGTGCAGCAACCGAGGCACAGCACAAGTTCGCAGATTGGAATGATGCAATGTCGAAGTATGCCCTTGAGCTGGGTAGAGCTACCACAGTATCACAAAAATATCGCGACGCACTCCTTAAATTGGGAAAGCAGTATGGTGTATCTGATCAAGAGCTTCAACGTTGGTTACCAAACATAAAGAAAGCTGAAGAATATATTCGTAAGAAATCTGTTGCGTTGGATGCTGCCGGTAGAGATGGTAAGAAATACTACGATTCTATGGATAGAGTCGTAGTTATGGAAAAGATGGCGCAAGATAGTTTTAAGAATACATCAATAGCACTGCGTCAGGTTACGAAAGCTACTGAAAAAGCCTCTAGTCAGTTTTCGACATATCGTAAAATACGTGCTGACACGAGTTCTGAAAACGCAATATTCTTAAAGTCAGTTCAGAAAATTGGTAATACCTACGGGTATTTGAATAAAACGATGGACCGTTTCATTCCAGATCTTAAGAAAGCGGAAGAATACATTCGTAAGAAATCCGTAGCGATGAATGCTGCTGGCAGAAATGGTCAAGCTTATTACGAGAAAATGAGCCGTGTCGCTGTAATGGAACGGATGCTTAATGGTAGGTTAGGCGCATCTAGTAAGGCGTTTAAACAGCTAAAGCAAACTGTTGAATCTACAACAACAGCAATGAAGAAGAACGCAGCTGCTACAGCTACTGACGCAAAAGGAATTAGAAATCTCATTCCGCACGTCGCTGCTGTTACACTCTCTTATATGGCGATGCGTAGGGCTGTGAATGCACTTAAGGAAGCATTTGCTGCTGGTGTTGATTATGAACAACAGATGGCGCATGTTGGTGCTATCGCAAGAGCAACTGCAGAAGAATTTGATCTATTAAGTGATGCAGCTAGAAATGCTGGCGAAACTACTGTCTGGACTGCAACTGAAGCAGCGACAGCGCTTCGTTATCTTAGCATGGCGGGTTTTAGTGCTGCAGAGTCTGTAGAATCGCTTGCAGGCGTCCTGAACCTTGCGTTGATAGGTGAAATGGATCTAGGTAGGGCTACTGATATAGCAACAGATACTTTACGTGCATTCGGCTTAGAAGCGTCCGAGCTGGATAAAGTCGTTGATGTAATGGTAGGTACAATTACCAGAAGCAATACCAACATTGAAAAGATGGGCCAGGCTTTGAAATATGTTGCTCCTGTTGCTGCAAAATTAGGATACACCGTCGAAGACGTTTCCGCAATGATAGGCGTCCTGTCACAATCTGGTATTAAATCAGGTATTGCTGGTCGTGCTCTTAGGATGTCTTTTCTTAGATCGGGCAATGCCGCCAAGATACTTGGTATGGAAACCGGAAATTTGATTGATGTTCTTAGAGAATTGAATGCCAGAGATTTAGCACCGGAAGAATTGACATCAACGTTAAAGGATTTGTTTGGAATAAGATCAACACCTGCACTATTAACTTTGATGCAAGGTATGGAGCAACTTGAAAACTTTACAGAAACTTTAAGGAATGCAGAAGGAGAAACGAAAAAATATGTTGATCGCCTAGATACTGTAAAGGTTGCATGGGAAAAACTGAAATCGGTAATGACAGATGTAGCAATTGAAGTATTTACTGATAAGGCAAAAGATTTAAAAACTGTTTTAAAAGATCTGACACAACTTATAAAAGATAATAAAGGGGAATTAAAAGGATTTGCTGACACTATGGCTGATTTTAGTACATTTGTTGCTGGCCCTACATTTAAAATGGTTGTTCAATTCATGAAGAATTTAGCAGCACCTTTTGTGTGGTTAAATAATGCAGGGAATATACTTAATTCAGTATATAATAAATTAGGTGATTCTATAGCACGTCAGTTTACAAATGAGAGAGCATTAAAAAAAGCAGCAGAAGAAGCCAATGCGGTTCTTTCGGAACAGCTCGCTACGTTAGCAGAGATGGCTGAGATGGAGGACGAGTTCGACGGAATAGCGGAAGCTGTTGGTAATATAGCTCATGAAATCAGGATGTGGGGAGATGCACAAAGCAAACTTAGGGGAATAATGTCAGATGTTGTTAAGGACTCTAATTGGTGGGATTTAGTTCCTCTTGATGAAGTTGAAGGTTCTGAAAAAATAAAACGTTTACAAGCCATTGCTGACTATACCAAAAAGATTACAGAGCAGATGAAATCTGATTACAAGGATTATTACGATTCAAACAACAAATTATTCCGAGATTATATTAAAGCAAGGGTTGCAGGTTTTAAAGAGCAGTACGATCAAGAAATTAGTTTTATCAAAGGATTAGCAAAAGCAGATCGTGATTATACAGCTAAAGCAACAGCCATATTAAATCAATTCACTAATGGACCTTATAAAGACGCCATTTTGGAGCAAGCAAATTTGGTGATGCAAGCTGAAATTTTGAAGTTAAATTCTGTTGGAGCCGGTTCAGAAGAAGCATTAGAAATTATAAAACGCGGGCAAAAAGCAGGATTAACTGTATTAAAGGACGGTATATCAGAGCAAAAATCTGCTGAAAAGGATTTGGAAAATTTTAGAAAGAAGATATATAAAGAGGATACAACATCTCAACTAATAGCAACCATGGAGAAGTTTGCTGCTATCAAAAAAGTGTTGGGCGATACAGTTGAACTTGAGACCCTAAAAGAGCAAATTCTCAAAGGCATTCGGAAGAAAGGTGTTGACGAAGAGCTCAGGCTTCAAAATGCAAAACGTACAGCCATGAAATCTATGTATACCGACATGAGTAAATTTCCTGTACAATTTTATCAGAGTCTTGAAAAGGCAGTAGATATAGAATTTGATAATTACATGCAGAAATTGGGACTCAAAGGAATTGCGATTAGAGATTTCACAAAGGACCAGGCAGTACTATATAAGGATTTATTGAAATGGAAGTCGCTAAAATTAGAAAGTCCGTTTGACGATGTGATTAAGGATATACAAGGTTCATTTAGTGGGGATATATTTGGTGATTCAATGGATCAGGGATTGAATAATGCAATGGGCTCTCTGACTAAATTGATCGATATGTATAAAGAATTGGCAGTTATATTAACAGAGCAAAAATCTTTGCAGGAAGCAATAACGGTAAAAATTGCTGAAAGAGACAAACTTATTGAAAAAGGGAGCGATGCTGGCAATACCGAAGAGGAAACAGCAAGGATTGCCGAACTACATGAGCAGATTATATCTGGTGGTAGGAAAGCAGAGCAGGCCCAGCTTACAAGTATATCGGTACAGACTGCTGCCTGGGGACAGATGTTTGGTGCATTGAAGGGTATGTATGAAAAAGATAGCACTGAATATAAGGTATTTGCTGCAGCGCAGATGGCTGCTACTGTTGCACAGATAGCAGTGCAAGCAATGCTTGCTGTCGTCGCACAAGGTTCGGGCGATCCATACACAGCATGGGCTAGAATAGCTGCTATGGCTGCGTTAATGGCAGGATTGGTTGCATCAGTCGGTGGTACATTTGGTGGTAGTGCTGCTGGAGGAGCTGCTCCAGATGTCGGATCTACTCAGGAATTCTTGTCCGATCAATCTGGTTCATGGGGAACGGAATCCTTCACAGACGTTTACGATATGCTGGATGATAACGATGCAGAACAATATGCAGCATTATTGGATATTTATTACGAAATACGTCAACTAAATTCCAATATAACCGCTTTGGCTACCAGTGTCGCAAAGGGCACCGAAGAGTTCACCGTTGATGTCCCCGCCGGTGAGTATGGCGCTGTTCGTGAAGTATATGAAGCCGTTACTAATGTATTCGGAAAGGTGTTTAAGTTGATAACATCTTTAACTGGGCCACTTTTTAATCCTATTTTTGATTGGATAACTGGATTCATTGGTGATGTTATATCTGGAATTACAGGCGGAGTGAAAAGTTACGAGTTATGGGATGTAGGTATATGGCAACAGGGATCTTTATCATTGCAAGCGTTCATGGATGGAATGGACATGACATTCGAGTGGTGGACAAAAATTAGGGAGCATACATCTGGTGGATGGGGTCGGGAAGATGACTTGAGAGATTTTTATGAAACTGATCCTGTTTCTGATGCGTTTTCAGAAAAAGTGAACGATGTTTTCAGGGGCATTACGACGTCTGTTTTAGCTTTGGCAGATATATTTGGGATGACTGAGGAACAAATAAATACGATCATGTCCAATTTTAAAATTGACCTACCTGATATCGGAGGATTCGATAACGCTACTCCTGAGCAGATTGCAAAAAAGTTCGAAAGTTGGTTTACTAATTTTGGTGATGACTTGGCCGAAGCATTTTTTGGGGATTTGATAAGATCATTTTTAAAAGCAGATGAAGGATTTTATGAAGGTGCAGTCAGGATTGCGATGGAACTAGTTACAGTGCAAGAAGCGATTAAAATGACAGGGAATGTCGTGAAGACTAATACTGCAGGATGGATTCAGTTATCACAAGCACTGATTGAAGCGGCCGGTGGGCTTAATGAACTCATGGATTCCATAGAGTTGTATTTTAATGAATTTCTTACTGGAGCAGAACAATTTGTCTACCTGACCGATACATTAAAAAGTTCTTTTGATAGTCTTGAAATAGCATTTCCAGAAACGCGGCAGGGGTTCAAAGATCTAATAGATGGTCTTGATTTGACGAATGAAGCAGATCAGAAACTGTATGTTGCGCTGCTAGCCATAGCAGGTGTCACTGATGCTTATTACGATATTCTTGAAAAACGTCAAGGATCTCTTGAAAAATTACAGCGTAAAAATGCTGGATTCTCGGATGATGATTATATGATCAGTAGGGCAAACGCTGAGTTTGCTGGACTTGCCGGAGTTGCAGGATGGTTCAAAACAGCGACAGAGGCAGATGTCACATGGTTTGCAACCAGGTTAAATATTACGTGGGAGGAAGCCCTTGCGTATGTTGAGGCAATCGGCACAGGAATTAAAGATTTCGAATTGTCGAAAGTCGATATGGGTCTTATTACTGAAGCTGAATATGAATCCACTCAGTTGGAGAGAATCGCTGATCGTTATAAAAGTACAGGCATGTCAGCGACCGAGTTGTTAGCTATGTTTGCGGACATGAGCTTCGATAAAGCAATAGATTTCGCGGATAGTCTTGGAATATCTTTTAGTGATCTCACATCTGATATGGCACTTTTGGCAGGAGTATCTGGGCGGGCAGCAGCAGCACTGGAAGATCTGATGGAAGCCCTCAGGAATAAAATAGCAGCAATAAATAACATTATAGATTCTT